ATTAGAAACAATTCAGAGATTAACCTTAATGATGTTAGTGTGGAAGCAACTTTCTACCGAGATGATGCAACAAGTTTTAAGGAAAAAATATATCAGGCTAGATGGAAAAGTAATGACAAAATCCAGTTCACTGTTGGACCACATAATTACCAAAAAGAAACAATCAAAGGCACAGCATTGCTAGACGATGGCAGTTCTGTGACCCTGACTGGCAAATGGTTTCTAGTTCCAAACTAGCTAGTAAAGCTATCCCATCCACCACTAGCCCCTAGCTAATCCTAGGGGCTTTTTTTGTTTCATTCCCTACGATTTGACAGATTCCCAACCCATGTGAAAATTGGTCAGCCCTGCAGTTTTTACGCATGGTGGCCCCAGAGCATTCTGGATCGGTGCCACTGCGTATGCAGCCACCAAACAATTTTTATAGGGGATTTGAACATGGCTATAGCCGATTTGCGAAAGCTCGCATCTGACCGAGTTGAACTGGTTACCAAGCTTGAGGAACTTTCCAAGCGCAACCTCACACCAGAAGAACAAACCGCATTTGACGGAATTGTCACCCAAGTATCTGGAATCGATGAACGAGTAAAAAAACTGGAGGATGAAATGTCACAAGACGCTAGCGCAGACGCAGCTCCTGCACCTGTATCAGCAGAACAGAATTCAGCTAAGCTGGAACTCATCAAACGATCCACCCGCAAATCAGCACCCCTTCAAGGTGCAGCCAATTTTGTTACTGATCTAGGTGATAAAAAAGCTTCCAGAAATCGTAGTGATGCGATCCGTGGCTGGATGCTCAAGGGCACCAGGGGATTCAGATCTGAATTCGCCAAGGCAGCTAATGACATTGGGTTTGATTTGAATTCAAACTCGATCAACATTGAAGGCATGTCTGAAGATCGTGCCCAGGGTATTGGTTCCACCAGCATCGGTGGTGCTTTGATTAATCCTACTTTCTACGGCACCCTGACATCAGCACTCAAGGATTATAATGGTGTGCGTCAGATCGCTAAGATTTTGCAAACCTCCAATGGTAGCAACATCTCCATGCCATGCCTTGATGACACTAGTAATGCTGGAACCATCATTTCTGAAAATGGTTCGATCACTGAAACAGCTTTAGCTTTCAGCAGCAAAACCTCCACAGTCTATAAGTTTTCATCGGGTCAGATCCTGACCTCTTACGAACTTTTGCAAGATTCCTTGATTGATGTAGAATCACTTGTTGCAGAGTCCGCAGGGGTAAGAATCGGGCGAGCTGAGGAAGATTTTTTCACAATTGGAACTGGCAGTGGTCAGCCCCAGGGGGTCGTTGTAGGAAGTTATGCAGGGGCCACCTGCGTAGCAACTAACGCAATCACGATCGATGAAGTGCTAGATCTCTTCTTCAGTCTTGATCCAGCTTATAAGCAAAGCACTGGCTGTGCATTCATGTGCCACAGTTCAGTTTTAAGCTCGCTTTCCAAGCTGCGTGGTGCAGATGGTCACCCTGTTTTGTCAAACAACTATAACCAGGCTGATGGCCGAGTGCCGACTATCATGGGTTATCCTGTGGTAATCAATCAGCACATGGCCAGCACCCTTGCTGCAGGCAACAAAGTGCTGTTGTTTGGTGACTTTTCTAGCTACCTAGTGCGTGATGTTGCAGGTGATGGTGGTCTTACGATCATCCGTCAGTCAGAAACTTATGCAACCTCTGGCCAGATTGGTTGGGTTGCTATCCATAGGTCAGGTGGTCTTCTGTTGGCTGCTAACGCAACCGCACAAAACCCACTTAAGCACCTTAAGATGGCTGCATCCTAATGCTAGTAAAAATATTAAAAAATCTGGTTGGCCTAGGCCGTGGCTTAGCTGTCAACCAGATAACTGATATCCCTGATGATGTCGCTGCTGAGTGGTGCAGGATTGGTTATGCCATCCCTGCATCACCCCCAGTGGTATTTGAAAAAGCAAATTCAAAAATAACACCTGAGGTGCGTGATGCAGATAATGGGATCGTATCAGGTGGTTTCTCAACCCAGCCAAGAACCAGTAACACTGGCAGAAGCAAAAAGTCATCTAAGGATTGATGGCTCAGATGATGATACCCTTATAGGTTTGTGCATTGGTGCATCTAGGCAATACTTTGAAAATGCTTGCCAGATCCATATTGCATCTAAAACAGTGCAGTTGGCCCTAGACAGTTTCCCAGTGACAGTTCCCAACCTCACTGTGACTTCAAATATCAACTACCCATTCCAAACCAAGTATTATCCCTTTGATGGATGCATCTATCTCACTGGCCCAGTTAGTTCTGTAGAGAGTGTAGCCTACACCGACACCGCTTTGGTGGAACAAGCTTTGGGATCTTATCGGGTGGATCTGATTAGCAGTCCTGCAAGGATCACCACCAGCAATGGGGCAGCATGGCCCACCACCGCAAAGATAACAAACTCAGTTAGGGTTAATTACACTGCAGGTTTTGCAAATGGCGCAGTGCCTAAATTGCTCAAGGCTGGCATTCTCTTCTATGTGGCGCACCTCTACGAAAATCGTGAAGCAGTAACTACTGGAAGCCTGACAGAAACTCCTTTAGCTGTGGAATCGATCATCTTGCAATACTCATCAGGAGTCTACCATTGAGAAGTGGCCCGATGAGACACCGAGTGGAGATCCAAGAGGTTAGCAGCACACCTGATGCGCTGGGTCAACCTACGATTTCATGGGGAACAACGCAGACAGTTTACGCACAGATCATGCCATTAAACGCTAGGGAACTCTATTTCACAAAAACTGTCAGGCCAGAAACCACCCACCGAGTTACCATGAGATATTTCCCTGGTCTAACCAGTGCCAATCGGTTGAAGATGGGATCAAGGATTTTTAATATCCTTGGATTGATAAACGAAAACGAGCTTAAGAAAACATGGCTGGTCGATGCAGTGGAGGTGCCATGAGTAAGCTAGACCAATCCAAGCTGATTAAGGCTGGCAAGGTATCCATTGAGGGGTTAGATGCCCTGGTTAAAACCTTCAAGGATTTGACAGGTAACAAGAGTGATACCAAGTTGGTTTCTGCGATGCGCTATGCCCTTGTACCACTCCAGAAACAGATGAAAGCCAATGCACCAAGGCTTAGGTCGAATAAAAATAAAGATGGCAGGACTGGCCTATTAAGAAAAGCTATAGCCGTGAAAGCTAAGAAATACAGTAGGGGTGGGAACAAGAAGATTGTTGGTCTGGTGGGTCCAAAGTTCAGTGATGTTGGAACTAGGCCAAATGGTAAAAAGAAATTGCCACCACACAAGTATGCACATCTTGTTGAGAGAGGGGCAGCACCCCATAGGATTACACGCAAAACCAAAACAGGTGAAGTTAGCTGGATGCATCCAGGAGCAAAAGCAAAACCCTTCATGAAGCCCGCACTTGATGCGGTGGGATCTCAGATCTTCAATCGGTTTGCTGAGAAGATGAAGGAAATTATCTCGAGCATGGGAGGCCGAAAATGATAGAAGCTGAATTGTACTCCTACATAAATGATCAGGCATCCATTACCACCATTGTTGGAACTCGGATATATCCCGATACCGCACCGGAAAAGTGCGCCTACCCATTTATTATTTACAGCAAGATTGACACCACCCGAGAGATGCACCTTAGGGGTGCAACTGGGGTCTGTGTCGCAAGGTTCCAGCTCGATGTGTATGCACCAAGCCGTATGATTTGCGAATCCATCATTGAACAAGTTAGACTCAGGTTTAATGGATTCCAAGGAAACTGGGGAACCACTTTCATTCATCAGGTCAGACTCGATTCTGAATCCGTTGGGTGGGATATCGAGTCTGGAAAAGATACTGGGATTCACACAGCGAGTGTGGATCTAGTTATTGTGTTTACGGAAGCAACAACCGACTTTTTTGGAGGCTAAGCCATGGCAGTTCAATCGACTTATGGGGTAACTCTTACAGCAGGTTCTGCTGTGGCTGAAGTGATTTCCATCACTCCACCTGTGTCAAAAATTGGATCGATTCAGACTACCAATCTTACGACTGCAAATCATGCTCATACATTTATTGCAGGGTTTGAGGATGGTGGGGAAATGACTTTTGAAGTCAATCTAGACGAGACAAATTTTGCTGCTTTAAATGCCTTAGCTGTGGCAAGGACTGCATCCAATTTTGTCATAGCCATTCCTGCACCTATTACCCTTTCGATTACTGTTAATGGATTTATCACAAGCAGGGGCATTAGTTCCATTGCTGTTGGTGACGATTTAATTAAGGCAACTTTCACTGTTAAAGTCTCGGGTATTTGTTACCCAGACTAATAGGAGTCTTTTGTTATGGCTTTATCACGATCACAGATCCTTGCAAAAAAAGACAACTTGCCCAGGCAAGAGGTTTTGGTACCCGAGTGGGAAGGATCTGTCTGGGTCAGAAGTCTGACAGTGGGTGAACGAGACAGCATAGACAACGAATTCAACGCAGCACGAGTCAAGAATAAAACCCCTGACAACCTTAGAGCAAGGATGTTAATTAAAGGGTGCTGCGATGAACAGGGCAAAGCCTTATTCACTGAGGCTGATATCGCAGAAGTAAATGTCTTGCCTGCAACAATTTTGGAAAAGATCTTTGATGCGATCTTGAAAATCAATCGCATTGGAGCAGGTGCAGTAGAGGATGCGGAAAAAAACTAAGGGAAAGCCCATCTAGATTATTTCTATTTAGATTGGCTGGCCACTTAAAAAAGATGGTGTCAGAGATCGAGCAGGATATGAGCCATAGTGAAATGATGGAGTGGGTGGCTTTTTCTCGGATCGAACCCATAGGGGATGCAAGGTTAGATTTCTTAGCTGGTAGTGTTCAACACACTCAGGTTGCATGTACTAGCACTAGCAAACATAAGCTAAGTGATTTTATCCCTGACTGGATGGGTGAGAGGGTAGAGCAAAAGCAGACACCCGCACAGATCGCAGCAATGTTAGGTGGGTTAGTTACCAAAAAAAGGACTTAGACCATGGCAGATACATCCTTAGGAAGAGCCAGTCTAAGTGTTACAGCAGATCTTTCAGGCTTCACATCTTCTTTAGACACAGCATCCGCAAAAGTTCAGGTGTTTGGCAACACCAGCATTAAAGCAGCTCTCAACGCAAATCAGATAACCACCGCAACGGAAAAGGTAACGCTCTCGCTCGAGCAACTCCAAGCAGCAGCCGTGTCTGGTGCTATCAATGCCACTATGTTTAAGCAAACATCGGCAGCAGCTAAATTAGCAACGGACCAGTTGGTCCTGCTCGATGGCGCAACGCTGTTGCTCATGAAGGATGAGAACGAACTTCAATTCCAGACTGCTAAACTCAACACAGGTTATAAAGAGCTAGAAAACAATCTTATCAAGAATGATGCAGCATTTAAGAATAATACGCTTTTGATCGAATTAAATACCCAGAAGCAAAAGCTACTAACATTAGAAAATAAAAATGTGATCGCATCCATGCTCGCTGTGGATGATCAGGCTATAGGCTATGCAGCCAATACCAAGACACTGAACGCAGAACTAGACATCAATGCTAGGAAGCTGGATCTTCAAGCTAAGCAAATGATGTTGGACAGTGGAGCAACCAAAGCCCTTCATGATGAGCTAGTGAAATTAGAAGCACAGGAAAAAGCCCTGGCATTAGCTGAAGACAAAGTAAAGGGGATCAATCAACCAGTACCGATCATTACCCCACCTCCAGTAGTTGAACCTCCCAAGGTGGATACTAATACCCCTGAGTATGTTCAAGAGCAGATGAATCTGCGATCTAAGACAGATCTAGCTAACAAAGCACTAGAGATGCAAGCTCGTCAGATGAACCTAGACAGTGGTGCTACGAAAAAGCTTTATGATGAGACTCTTAAATTAGAACAAGCTGAACAGAAGTTAATCGCTGCTGAGAATAAGGCTAGGGGAATTCCCCCACCAATACCGATTAAACCACCACCGATTCCAGAGAATAAGGCTACTGCTGCCTATGTGTTGAATGCCAAAAAGATGGCGAATGAAACCGACATACTTAATAAGAAATTAGATCAGCAAGCTAGACAGATGATGATTGATTCTGGAGCTGCTGCAAAGTTGGCGCAGGAACTATCAGCATTAGAGAAGGCTGAAAAGAAACTGGC